CTAATTGATTACTGCTTAAGGAAATTAGGTTTTCCCGTCCTAGAGATTAACGTAGATGATGATCAGATTGAGGATCTTGTGGATGATGCTATTCAATTCTTCCAAGAGCGTCATTTTGATGGAAGCATCAAAACATTTTTAAAACTAGAAGTTACCGAACAGATGATTACTGACGCGAAAGCGAACAGTACAATTTCTGGTACGGATTTTAAAGAGCAAAATAATTACGTTACTGTGCCTGAGCATGTTCTTGGTATAACACAAGTCTATGCTTATGACAATAGTTCATCAGCAGTATCAGGAAACATCTTCAGCATGAAATATCAGTTGTTCCTGAATGATTTCTATAACTTCGGTTCAATGGAAATCTTGAACTATTATATGGTAAAGCAATATCTTGAGACTCTTGATTTTGTTATTGGTAACTTTAAACCAGTAAGATTTAATAAAAGAGAAAATAGATTATACATTGATACTGACTGGGATAATATCACACCTGGACAGCATTTGATTCTTGACTGCTACAGGATGATTGATCCTACCAATGCATCAGAAGTTTATAATGACAAATGGTTGAAGAGATATCTTACCGCTCTGATTAAACGTCAGTGGGGACAGAACTTGATTAAGTTTAAAAACGTAGCACTTCCTGGTGGAACAACTCTGAATGGCAGAGAGTTCTATGAGGATGCTCAACGTGAGATTCAAATGATCATGGATGACTTCAAGTTAGAATACGAGTTACCACCACTAGACATGATCGGATAAGATGAAGAATTTATACTTCACACAAGGAACAACAGGTGAACAAGGATTAGTCCAGGATCTTGTAGACGAACAGATCAAAATGTATGGTCTGGAGTGTTACTACATTCCTCGTCAAATCCATGAGGATAAGTTATGGAATGACATCTACTACTCACAGTTTAAGGATAGTTATCTCATTGAGATGTATCTCGAAAACTTTGAGCAGTTTGGTGGCAATGGAGACATGCTGTCTAAATTTGGTCTTCGTGTAACTGATGAGATTCAACTCACAGTATCAAGAAGGAGATGGAAAGATTTTGTCGATGTTCAGACTAATAAAATTGTTAGTGGAAGACCCAATGATGGCGACCTCATTTGGTTCCCATTAAATGAAACTGTATTTGAGATCAAGTATGTAGAGAACCAAAAACCTTTCTATCAATTAGGAAGTCTATATACATATACCATGACATGTGAAGTCTTTGAGTATGGAGACAGTATCTTTGATACTGGTATTCCTGCTGTCGATAACACTGAAATGGAATCTGGAGTATATCCAATTATTCTTAGTGTTGGAGGATCTGGTACTTTTGTTCAAGACGAAAGGATTGACGGTACTAGGTATACAGCAACTGCAACTGGTAGTACTACTGGGACTCAAGGAGTTCTCGGTGCTATTACGATCACAAATGCTGGTGAAAGATACACTACGCCTCCAATTTCATATTTTTATGCGCCAGACGGTCAACTGATTGGACAAGGATCTACTACTTTAGTTGATGGAAAAGTTGATAGTGTTATTCCACCATCAACTCCATACATATATGCAGATGTAACATACGATCAAATTGGTCAGGTAGATACCATTACACCATGGCCAGCAAATTATCCTATTGTTAAAATAGAAAGTTCGCCAGGAAATGTAACTGCAAAAGTTGCTGAATGGGATGAAGACACCAGAACTCTGAGTGTCGCATATGCCAACGGCACTTTTGATACTAACGAATTGATTTGTGGTTATGACTCTAATGCTAAGTGGTCAGTCGCATCTTTTGATACTCTTGATATGACAGATTCATTCTCTGAGAATAGACAACTAGAAGATGAAGCGGATGATATTCTCGACTTCACTGAAAGGAATCCGTTTGGAGAATTTGGTAATTTTACAGGTAGCTTTTAATGTTAGGAAATTATTTTTATCACAAAATTATTAGAAAGACTGTTACCACATTTGGTACACTTTTTAATAACATTCAATTAAAAACTTTGGATGCTAATGGCGAGAACGTCATGGAGCAAAAAGTTCCATTGGCATATGGTCCTCTCCAGAAGTTTTTAGCGAGACTTGATGCAGCACCAAATCTTGACAAGAAGGTGACAATTACTGTTCCTAGATTGTCATTTGAGATGACTGGCATTACATATGATTCTGGGAGAAAGGTTCCTCCTATTAATAGGAACAGAGCAGTAGGTGATGGTAAGACTACAACAACTAATGTTCAGTATCTTCCTGTACCATATAATATTGGGTTTGAGTTAAATGTAATTGCAAAATCTCAGGATGACGCATTGCAAATTCTTGAGCAAATTCTTCCATTCTTTCAACCACAGTTTAGTATGACTGTGGACCTTATTCCTGAAATGAATGAGAAGAGAGATATTCCTATCATCTTAGAAAGTATTGATTTTACCGATGATTATGAAGGTGACTATTCTACCAGAAGATATATCTACTATACACTAAGATTCTCAGTTAAGACTTACATGTATGGTCCTGTTGCTGCCAACGATATTATCAGAAAGTCTATTGCTACTACACTCATTGGTGATAAAAATACTAATGCTAGAGCCATGGAATACAATGTCACACCGAAGGCATTAGAAGATAAAAATAACGATGGTGTTATTAATGCTGCTGATGATGCTCTGCTACAACCAGATGATGACTTTGGATTTAATGAAGGTATAACATATCATGGACAATAAATTTCAGAAAAATATGGAGGATGTTTTTGACATCACTCCTATGGATGAGGTAGAGCAACCCAAACCTGAGAAGGTGGAAGTTGATGCTGCTGATGTGGAGACTGACTATAAGTATGCCCGTGGAGAGTTGTATGAACTCATCCAGAAGGGTCAGGTTGCCATTGAGGAACTCCTAGACGTTGCTAGGAGCAGCAACCACCCAAGAGCGTATGAAGTCGCCTTCCAGGGCATTAAGAACGTTGCTGACATCACTGATAAGTTAGCAGACCTACAAAAGAAAATGAAAGATTTAGGTCAAGAAGAAAAGAAAGGACCATCTACCGTAAACAATACAATGTTTGTAGGATCTACTGCTGAACTTGCTAAAATGTTAAAGCAGGCAAAAAACAATCTGGAAGATAAATAACTAAAAAGTATAGACAAATGATTATTAAACCACTTTCTTCTGCAGAAGATATTCAGGCAGCTGCATTAGCTGATGCTACTGCTTTGGCAGGAACACTTCTTTGGGTAGTAAATACAAACAACGCTGCTGCCAAAGTTACTGTTGCTAATGCTTCAGCAGTCACAGTTTACATTCCTGCTGGTGAAGGGATGGCAATTAGAAAGGATCCAGGTGCTGTTGTAGATGCTAGTACTGCCAGTGGTTCTGTGTGGGCATCAGCAATTGCATACCAAAATTGAATAAATAAACTAGTAAACCCCCGTCGCGAGTATGAAGTCATTTAAAGAATTTAGAGAGCTATCGGAAGCGAAGCGTGGACTTTATGCCAACATCCATGCCAAAAGAAAGCGTGGAGAATCCCCTGCTAAACCAGGAGATAAGGATTATCCTGCAAAGGATGCCTTTAAGAAAGCGGCGCGGACTGCTAAAGAAGAACTTGAACTTACACAAGAAGGAGCAGCCTGGACAAAAAAGTCTGGTAAGTCCGCCAGCGGCGGACTTAATGCCAAGGGAAGAAGATCTTACGAGAGAGAAAATCCTGGCAGCGACCTTAAAGCTCCAAGCAAGAAAGTTGGAAATCCCCGTCGCGCATCATTCTGCGCTAGAATGAAGGGTATGAAGAAAAAGTTAACCTCTAAGAAAACTGCTAGGGACCCTGATTCTAGAATCAATAAATCACTGAGAGCCTGGAACTGTTGATAAATGCCTGATAAAATTTACAAAGGTTCGCCTAATCTAAAAGCGGCGAATGTGGAAATGAGTTTCACCCCTGAGCAAGTTCAGGAGTGGATTAAATGCGCTGACGATCCAGTTTACTTTACAAAAAATTATATCAAGATTGTCTCTCTGGACGAAGGTCTTGTTCCATTTAAAATGTGGGACTTTCAAGAGGACATGATTAATAGGTTCCATGCGAACCGATTTAACATTGCTAAATTACCACGACAGACAGGTAAGTCCACTACGGTGGTATCTTACCTGTTACATTATGCTATCTTCAATGATAACGTAAACATTGGTATTCTGGCAAACAAACTTACTACGTCCAGGGAACTTCTGGGCAGGTTACAACTTGCCTATGAGAATCTTCCTAAGTGGATGCAGCAAGGTATTGTGTCATGGAATAAAGGATCTCTAGAACTGGAGAATGGTTCTAAGATCATGGCAGCATCTACCTCCAGTTCTGCTGTCCGAGGTATGTCATTCAATATTATTTTCTTGGACGAATTTGCTTTTGTCCCGACCCATATAGCGGAACAGTTTTTTAGTTCTGTATACCCCACCATTTCGTCTGGTAAGAGTACAAAAGTAATTATCATCTCCACGCCGAATGGTATGAATATGTTCTACAAACTCTGGCATGATGCTGAGAGGGGTAAGAACGAATATGTTACTACAGAAGTTCACTGGAGTCAAGTTCCAGGAAGAGACGCTAAGTGGAAAGAACAAACTATTGCGAACACTTCACAGAGACAGTTTACACAAGAATTTGAGTGTGAGTTCCTGGGATCTGTAGATACGTTAATTGCTGCGAGTAAATTGCGTACAATGGTGTATGATGACCCTATCACTAATAACAACAAAGGTCTCGTAGTATATGAAAATCCCCAAAAAGAACATGATTATATTGTTACTGTTGACGTTGCCCGTGGTGTGGGCAGTGATTATAGTGCGTTTTTGGTTTTTGACATTACAAAGTTCCCTTACAGGCTTGTAGCACGATACAGGAACAATGAGATCAAGGCGATCATGTTCCCTACAATTATTACTGATATTGCAAAAGGATATAATAGAGCATATGTTCTAACCGAAGTTAATGATATTGGAGATCAGGTAGCATCCATGATGCACTTTGACCTAGAGTATGATCATATTCTTATGTGTGCCATGAGGGGGCGTGCTGGACAGATCGTCGGCACAGGATTCTCTGGAAAGAAAACACAACTGGGTGTCAAGATGTCCAAGACCGTAAAGAAGGTCGGATGTCTAAACCTAAAAACTTTTATTGAGGATGATAAACTAGTCATCCCAGACTATGAAACTATCGCAGAACTCACGACATTCATCTCTAAACGTGATTCGTTTGAGGCAGAGGAAGGATGTCATGATGACCTTGCGATGTGTCTCGTAATCTTCTGCTGGTTGGCAGTGCAAGATTACTTTAAAGAAATGACGGATAATGATGTCCGTCAAAGAATCTACGACGAGCAGAAGAATCAAATTGAACAGGACATGGCACCATTTGGTTTCATCTCCGATGGTCTAGAAGATCAAGAAAGTTTTGTTGATGAGTCTGGAGATCGTTGGTTCTTGGATGAATATGGCGATGTATCTTCAGAGTTCACTTACATGGGGTCTTATCTATAATGTCTTCTAAAGAAGGTCACATATCTATTGAGTTAAATATAGAAGGTGTCCGTTGCATCCACAATGGTCTCAAACAAGCATGTGACAAATGGGCAGGTGGAGATCCTCATGAGCAAGCAGATTTATTAGCGATGAGAGATAACTTCTATCGTCTCATTTTGGAACATCAAGTAAATGGATTTTGAACAGGAATTTGAACTAGAGCATTTACTCTTTAAACAGAGACGCTGTAGATCTTGCGGTGTCGTAAAAGATTTAGTGACAGATTTTTATAGAACTAGAAAGGGTAGAGCAACACCATCAGCTTATGCATATGAGTGTAAAGAATGCACCGTAGATAGAGTTACAAAAAATAGAAAACGTAGTGACAGTCATAGTTGGTCATATCCAGACTGGTAGTTCATGCAGTGTTTCCCCTCTTAAAACATAGCTTTTAATAAATAATCACAGAACAAATTTCTGAACTTTAGGGGTAAACATGGCAACACAAGTATCGCCAGGAATTGTTGTTCAGGAGCGCGATTTTACTAACTCACGTCTCCAGGAAACAATTACTAATATTGGTGCTATCGCAGGACCTTTCTTGAAAGGTGATGTCGGCGTAGCGGAATTAATTACAAGCGAAAAAGAATTAGTAGAAAAATTCGGAAAACCTACCGCAGATAACTACGAGTATTGGTTTACTGCTTCTGAGTTTCTTAACTACGGCGGTAACCTCCAGGTAGCAAGAATTGCCGATTCTTCTGGATCTAATCTGACTAATGCTAACTCAGCAGGGGTTGCTACTGTAAAAATTAACAACCGTGCAGCATATGAAGCAAACATTGAGGGCAGTGCTCAAACTTATGACTTCGTTGCAAGAACTCCAGGAACTCATGGTAACGCACTTGAGGTAGTAACTATTGACCGTGGTGCTGATCAAATCATCAGTCTTGGTGGTGCTGTAGCAGTCTCTCAAGGTGATGCTGTTACCGATGGCACTGCTACTGGAGTTGCATACGAAGACAACACTGCAGACACTACAAAGATCTCTGTTGTTCTTGATGCTGGTTCTGCTAAGTTTGCACAAAATGGAACCGTAGGCGGAGAGAATGTTGATTCAGTCACTGACTGGTATAATGAGCAGTATGCTGTTGCAGGTCAAATCAAGTGGAATGCACTTGCTCCTCGTCCTGGTACTTCACCTTATGCTGCAGCACGCGGTGGTGCTAATGATGAAATTCACGTTGTAGTTCTTGACAAAACAGGTGGCATTACTGGAACAGCAAACTCTGTTCTAGAAAAAATGCTTTATCTCTCGAAAGCTGTTGGCGCTAAAACTACTGAAGGTGAAGCAAACCATTATAAGGATGTAATCAAGGGTCGTTCTAAGTATGTTTTCCTCGGAGCTTACGAAGACGGTACTGATGTATATTCTTACACCAACTCAGTAGCAATTACAGTTTCTGGAACTCCTGCTTCTTCATTCCATCTGTATGGTCCTCGTACATATACATTATCTGCTGGTACTGATTACGCTAACTACAACGTTGGTAACGAGACTCAAACATATCTTGATGCTTTCTCTGATACAGAGACCATCACAATTGACTACATTCTTTGCGGTCCTTCAAATCTTGCCAAAGCAAATTCACTGATCAATCTTGCCAACCAAAGAAAGGATTGTATTGCTTTCATCTCTCCACAGAGATCTGACGTTGTTGGAGCAAATGCTTCTACAGCATCTGACCAAGCAAAGAACGTAACTGAGTTCTTTGAAGCAATTAGCGATAGTTCTTCTTACGCTGTATTTGATAACAACTACAAGTATATCTACGACAGATTTAACGATCAATATCGTTACATCCCAACTAATGCTGACATGGCAGGTCTTTGTGTTAACACAACTGCTGTTTCGGAAGCATGGTATTCCCCTGCTGGTTTCAACAGAGGTAACCTGAGAAATGCAATTAAGATTGCATTTAACCCAAATAAGGCACAGAGAGATGATCTCTATTCTAATCGTGTCAATCCAATCGTTTCATTCCCTGGTCAGGGCATCGTTCTGTTTGGTGACAAGACTGCTCTCCGTAGTCCTTCTGCCTTCGACAGAATCAACGTTCGTCGTCTGTTCCTCATCCTTGAGAGAACAGTCAAGAACTTCTCAAAAAATGTTCTGTTTGAATTAAATGATGATACTACTCGTTTGAATTTCTCTACGCAGGTTAACAACTACATGCGTGACATTCAGGCAAGAAGAGGCATGACTGACTTCCTCGTAGTTGCGGATACTACTAATAACACTCCAGATGTTATTGATCGTAATGAATTTGTTGCTGATATCTATATCAAACCTGCTCGCTCTATTAACTTCATCACTCTGACATTCGTTGCTACTCGCACGGGCGTCTCCTTTGAAGAAGTTATCGGCAGAGTTTGATTAGAAAATAAATACACTTAAGGAGATAATCAAACAATGGCAAACTTAACTTCATTTAAATCTAAAATTGGTTATGGTATCCGTCCTAATCTATTCATGGTCCAGGTAACAGACCTGGAAGATAACCTGGATGATAGTGCTAAGGTGAAAGGTACAGATGCTGATTTCACATTCCTCTGTCGTTCCGCTGGTATTCCTGCCAGCACAATTGGAACGGTAGAAGTTCCTTTCAGAGGAAGAGTCATCAAACTTCCTGGTGATCGCACTTTTGAATCCTGGACTGTCACAGTTATGGCTGATGAGAGCATGGATGTCAGAGCATACTTTGAAAAGTGGATGAATAAACTGAACAAGCATGAGAACGGTGCAGGTTATACTGATAAATTTGCCTCTACACTGAGAGTTTCTCAACTGCAGCGTGGAACCAGCACTAGTAAAGCACTGAAGGATCCACATAAAATTGTAAGATCCTATGAGTTCATTAATGCTTTCCCAACTAACATTGCTCAGATTGATTTGTCATATGACAACAACAATACTGTTGCTGAGTACACTGTTGAATTCCAGTATGACTGGTGGGAAGCTAAAAAGAAAGATGATTCTGTTGACATCGGTGCAACTGCCGCTATTTGATTCTGAATAAATAACTACAGTAAACGTAGTTAACCTTATACAATGGCGGAGTTATTTGGGTTTTCCCTTGATAAAGGAAACCAAAAGAAAAAGAAGCAGCAGGGGTTAATCTCCCCTGTTGCTCCTAATAATGACGACGGGACCGTAACAATCTCCGCTGGAGGTTATTACGGTCAATATGTTGATATGGAGGGTGTCTCCAGAAATGAGTTTGAGCAGATCCGAAAGTATCGCGAAGTCTCATTACACCCTGAAGTTGACTCCGCAATTGATGAAGTAGTCAACGAAGCAATCGTTGCAGATGGTGATGATTCACCTGTAGAAATTGAACTCTCTAATCTTGAGCAGAGCGAGTCAATCAAGAAGAGAATCAGAGAAGAATTTAACGAGATCAAACGCTTACTGCAGTTTGATAAAAAGTGCTATCATATTTTCAGACGTTGGTATATTGATGGAAGACTATATTATCATAAGGTAATTGATGTAGCAAAACCCACTGAGGGTATTCAAGAACTCCGTTATATTGATCCACTGAAGATCAAAAAAATGCGTGAGGTTAAGAAGAAACCTGCGCCAGGTGGTGGAGATAAAGCAAAAGTTTTAAACTACGGTGATGTAAACGAATACTATCTCTACAATCCTAAAGGAGTATTCAATCATAAAGCAGCGGTCAGTCTTGCAGGGAACGATCAACTCGGTGTGAAAATTGCACCCGACGCAATCACGTTCTGCACGTCAGGACTGATGGATATGAATCAAAATCTGCCATTGTCATATCTGCATAAGTCACTGAAGGCAGTTAACCAACTGAGAATGATTGAAGATTCTCTGGTTATCTATAGAATGTCCCGCGCACCTGAGCGTCGTATTTTCTACATTGACGTTGGCAATCTTCCAAAGGTCAAAGCAGAACAATATCTGCGTGAGGTCATGTCTCGCTATAGAAATAAACTGGTATATGATGCCAGCACTGGTGAGATTCGTGACGACAAAAAGTTCATGAGTATGCTGGAAGATTTCTGGTTACCTCGCCGCGAAGGTGGTAGAGGCACAGAGATCACCACACTTCCTGGTGCTCAGAATCTTGGAGAACTGAAGGACGTTGAATACTTCCTAAAGAAACTCTACAAATCGTTAAACCTCCCACCATCTCGCGTGGGCGAGGAAAAGGGATTTAGTCTTGGGCGCTCTAATGAGATCCTGCGTGATGAACTCAAGTTTATCAAGTTCGTCGGCAGACTCCGCAAACAATTCTCACATCTCTTCAATGATATGTTGAAGACTCAGTTAATCCTCAAAGGTGTTATCACTGTGGATGACTGGGAAATGATGGAGCAGCATATTCAATATGACTATCTGTTTGATAACCATTTCACTGAACTCAAGGAGATTGAGATGATCGGTGAGAGATTAAACCTCGTAGAAAGAATGCAACCTTTCATGGGTGTTTACTACTCCAATGATCACATCAAGCGTCAGATCCTGCAACAAAAAGAATCCGAAATTGAAGAGATCCGCATTCAAATTGAGAAGGAGAAGAAGTCTGGTGAACTCATGGATACTCCAGTCATGCCAGTGGAAGATCCCAATGCTCCAGTTCCACCAGCAGGTGGTCCAGTTGATACATCAACGAAACCTCCTATGAAAGCGCAGACTTCTAAAGAACTTGAAAACTAAATAATATTATAAATTAATTTACAATTATGACTGTTACTAAAGAATTGATTGACAAAATTGTTAACGGAGAGAACTCTGTTGCATCTGATGAGGTGATTGATCTTCTGTATGCGAAAGCATCTGAAGCATTAGATTCTTATAAGAAAGAATATGCTGGTCAACTCATGAATCCAACCGAAGGAGAACCTGAGGTTGGTGAGGGAGATCCCAACATTGATGCTCCGCAACCAGAAGGATCCGCAGAACAGGAGATTGAAGAACCCACCACCGAACCCGAACCCGAAGAAGAACAATGAAACTTATCGTAGAGCACATTGAAGATATTGAACTTCTCACTGAAGAGAAGGATGGAAAAGAGTATACATATATTCAGGGAGTATTTTTACAGGGCGATATCAAAAATCGCAATGGAAGAGTATATCCGATGCCTGTTCTTCAGCGCGAAGTAACTAACTACAACGAAAATTTCGTTCAAAAGTCCCGTGCTCTAGGTGAACTCGGTCATCCTGATGGTCCTACCATCAACCTTGATCGTGTTTCACATAAGATTGTAGAACTTTATCAAGATGGTTCTAACTATGTTGGTAAGGCAAAATTACTTGAAACTCCTATGGGATCAATTGCCAAGAATCTCCTTAGAGAAGGTGTTCAACTTGGAGTTTCTTCCAGAGGTGTAGGAAGTCTTGAATCCAAAGGTGGATCAAATTATGTCAGGGATGACTTTATGCTTACAACTGCTGCTGATATTGTTGCTGATCCTTCTGCCCCTGATGCATTCGTCAACGGAATCATGGAAGGAAAAGAATGGGTCTGGAACAACGGAGCATTTAAAGAAGCAGAACTCCAGCAAGTAAAAGAAGATTTAGAGAGAGTATCACGCGGAGCACTTGAGGGTAAAATCCTTGAGAGCTTTGAGAAACTGCTCTCTAACTTATAAATTTAATAAATAAGTAATAGAAAAACTAAGGTCCTTTAGGGGTTATTTTAAATGGCTAATTCGTTAAACGAGAAATTTGAAGATTTCGTATCAGAGAACGTTGATGCGGAAACTGTTACAGAAATGAAAAATGCTGTAAACGCTGGTGCTGCACCAGCTGAGGGATCACACCTTCCTGCTGCTCAAGGTGCTGATGTTGCTGTTGCCAATGTTGAACCAATGGCTGCAGGATCATCCGCTGAGTACTCAGGTAAGTTTGAGAACTCTGGTGCTAAGGCTGCTGCTCCAGTTAAAAAGTCTAAGACTGCAGTTAACTCGGGCGAAGGCAAGCAAGATCCTATGCCTAAATTAGAAGGCGGTAAGGATATGGCTGGCAAGAAGGTCAGTCGTGGTGGCGGGGACGCAATGCCTAAACTGGCTAAGGAAGAGATTGATGTTACTGATGACATCAATGCACTCGTCAATGGCGAGGATCTTTCTGAAGAATTCAAAGAAAAAGCAACAACAATTTTCAGCGCCGCTGTTTCTTCTAAGATTGATGAAGAAACCAAGCGTCTGGAAGAAAGCTATGCTGCTCAGTTGAATGAGCAAATTGACGTGATCAAGGAGGAAATGTCATCTAAGGTTGACTCCTTCTTGAACTATATTGTAGAACAATGGATTAGTGATAACAAGCTCGCAATCAACGAAGGTATTCGCACCGAGATTGCTGAGTCCTTTATGTCTGCTCTTAAGGGAGTGTTCACCGAACACTACATGGATATTCCAGAAGAGAAGTACGATATGGTTGAGGGGATGAGCGAAAAGTTAGATGAAATGGAGACAAAACTCAACGAACAAATTGACAAAAATGTTGAATTAAATTCTGCTCTGGGAGAATTCGTCAAAGAATCTATCGTTGCCGAAGTATCTCAGGGTCTCGCTGATACTCAGAAAGAAAAACTTTCCTCCCTTGCTGAGGGTGTAGAGTTTACTTCCGAAGAGTCATTCAAAGAGAAGATTGAAACCATCAAGGAAAACTATTTCCCTAAGACTTCAATCAATGAGAGCGTAGAAGAATCTGAGCCTGTTGCCGAGAAGGATATTCCTGCTGGCATGGAGCAATATGTTTCCGCAATCTCACGCTACAATAAGTGATCTAAATTATAAATAAGTTATAGTTCACAAACATTAAATTTTTCCAAGGAGAACCAAATGTTCAATACCGAACAACTCCAGGAGAAGTGGGCACCTGTTCTGTCTCACGGCGATCTCCCCGAGATCAAAGATAGTTACAAGAAGGCTGTCACCACTCAACTTCTGGAAAACCAAGAGAAATTCCTCCGCGAGGAGAGAATGCTGACCGAAGCGCCTACTAACGCTGGTCCTATCAATACACCTACCACAGGTAGTGGAAACGTAGCAGGTTTTGACCCCGTACTGATCTCACTGATCCGTCGCTCAATGCCTAACCTGATCGCCTATGACATCTGCGGCGTTCAACCAATGAACGGTCCTACTGGACTGATCTTCGCAATGCGCTCCCGCGTTGAGTCCCAGACTGGCGACGAGACCTTCTACAACGAAGTCAACTCTGCTTTCTCTGGTACTGCTTACGACAGTGGCAACTCTGCTGGTGGTACTGCTCCTACTGGATCCAACCCTGCCGTCCTCAACGACAGCGGCACCTATGGATCTGCTGGCGGCATGGATACATCCACCGCTGAAGCTCTGGGTGAAGCCGCTGCTAGCGTATTCCCAGAAATGGCATTCAGCATCGAAAAGATTGCTGTCACCGCTAAGAGCCGTGCTCTGAAAGCTGAGTACAGCATTGAACTCGCACAAGACCTGAAGGCAATTCATGGTCTGGATGCTGAAACTGAACTCGCCAACATCCTCTCTGCTGAGATCCTCACCGAAATCAACAGAGAAGTCGTTCGTACCGTATTCCGCTCCGCTAAGCCTGGTGCTCAGCAGAACGTTGCTACTCAAGGTACGTTTGACATGGACGTTGATTCCAACGGACGTTGGAGCGTTGAGAAGTTCAAGGGTCTCCTCTTCCAGATTGAGCGTGAAATGAACGCCATCGCAAAAGAGACTCGTAGAGGGAAGGGCAACATGCTCGTCTGTTCTTCAGACGTTGCTTCCGCCCTGTCAATGGCTGGTGTCCTTGACTACAACCCTGCTCTTAACACAGGTCTGAACGTTGATGACACTGGCAGCACCTTCGTTGGTACGCTGAACGGTCGCATCCGCGTTTACATTGATCCTTATTCGGCTCTGCCTTCTGAGGGTAACAACGCTGCTCAGTTCTTCATCGCTGGTTATAAGGGTACTTCCCCTTATGATGCTGGTCTGTTCTATTGCCCATATGTACCTCTGCAGATGGTACGCGCAATCGGACCTGACACCTTCCAGCCCAAGATCGGATTTAAGACCCGCTACGGCATGGTTCTTAATCCATTCGCTAAGGGTGCTACTGCTCTTACCAACTCCGATCCTACCAATGCTGGTAACGTCAACACCAACGTCTACTACAGACGTGTCCGTGTTACCAACCTTATGTGATCCACGTCACACAGGACCTCACAGACCTCCCTCACGGGGGGTCTTTTTTTATGTACAATTTTTTACTTACATTGAGTTTAGTAAAAAAGCAATAAATGTATATTACGATACACAAAGTTGACTAGATAGTATAGAGTTATGCGAGGTGAAGAAATGAACCCATGCCCTCCTAGTACATCATGTAGCAAGAATTGTATGGAGGTGACCAAATGCACAATCTATTATCACGCGCTCAATTAGATGAGTGGCGACATTTTGAAGACACAGTTGATGATTTAGAGATAGAAAATCAGAAATTAAATGATTACTACGAATGTCTAATTGAGTGTGATTCCCTGGACCAGAACCAATGTAAACGCATATGCCGAAGAATTCTAATGTAGCTACATGACCCCGAAAGGGGTCTTTTTTTATCTAAATATTTAAAAAGTATTTTTAACAATGACCCAGGCAAATTGGTTAGAGAATAAGATTGATAATCTTAACTACCTGGCACCACAAGGTTTTAAATTATCAATTGAAAATTTTCCTAAAGTAGCATTCTTATGTCAGGCAGCAAACATTCCTGGTGTGAGAATTCCTGATATAAATGTTGCTACTCCTTTTAGAGATATTCCTATCGCAGGGACAGAGACTGAGTATGACGATCTTGTCGTTAAGTTTTTGATTGACGAGAACATGGAGAACTATGTTTCACTACACAAATGGATTGCAAAGACTGGTCTTGCAGAAAAATTTGATCCTGATGACGATCCAGTAGAAGGAGATATTTCTTTAGAAATTTTAAACAGTAACTTTAATTCTAATATTCAGATTGAATTTGAGAATGCATGGCCCACTGCATTAACACCAGTTGCATTCGATGCTACTGAAACAGGGGTTCAATACCTTACCGCAACTGCCACCTTTAAATATACCATATATAGAATTAAGTATGATGGAAAAGTGATTAGTTAATGACATTTGAAGAAATTCAGGCGATGTGGGAACAGGATTCAAAGATTGATCCTGTTGAACTTGATACCGCTGCACTTAGCATTCCCACACTACATTCAAAATATTTAAAAATTTTTTCAGACTACAAATTTAAAAGGAAACTAGCAGTACTAGACCTCAAACAACTCAACAGACGCAAGTTTGAATACTATGCGGGACGAGGATCTGTAGAAGAATACAAAGAAGAACCGTTTGATCTCAAGGTTCTTAAATCAGATCTGCCAATGTATATTGAGTCTGACTCTCAGGTTAAAGAACTGCAGATGAAGATTGATATGTATGAAATCATCATTGAATACCTGGAAAGTGTAATCAGGATGATCAACAATCGCTCATACCAGATCAAGAATGCGATTGAATGGAAATCATTTATTGAAGGAATTAAGTAATGTCTGACATTATCATTAGAAAGAAGAACGAAGTATACCTGCTAATTGATTGCGAACCACATATCAAATATGAACTATCAGAGTACTTTACTTTTGAAGTACCTGATGCAAAGTTTATGCCCCAGTACAAGAAGAAGTTCTGGGACGGCAAAATCAGATTGTTCTCCCCTGCTAATGGTGAACTGTACATCGGTCTGCTGCACTATCTGATTGAGTGGGCAGAGGAACGAGACTATACTTATTCCTATGAAGACAATGAGTTCTATGGCAAGGTTGTAGAGAAAGATCCTTACATTTTGCCAGCGACTGTAAAAGAATATCTGGACTACCTTACAGAAGGTACTCAGATTAAACCCAGAGACTATCAGTATAACGCAGTATATAAAGCACTGAAGAACTATAGAAAGATTATCTTGTCACCTACAGGGTCTGGCAAATCTTTCATGATCTATTCTCTGGTCAGATACTTCACTGCTGCACAACTTAAAACACTGATCATTGTTCCTAGTATTTCGCTAGTGACACAGTTGTTTAAAGACTTCCAAGACTATGGTTGGAACGCAGAAGACTATTGCCACCAGATCTATCAAGGTGAAGCGAAAGTTTCTGATGCTCCTGTAGTCATCACGACGTGGCAGTCAATCTACAAACTGCCCAAAAAGTATTTTGATTCTTACACTGCGGTGATCGGAGACGAGTGCCATACGTTTAAGGCAAAGTCTTTGACAAGTATTATGACGAAACTCCATGAAGCAAAATATCGCATCGGATTCACAGGTACACTGGACGGAACGAAAACTCATCGTCTGGTTCTTGAAGGTCTGTTCGGATTATCTGATAGGGTTACTAGTACTGCTGACCTTATGAAGCGTGATCAACTTACGCAACTCAAGATTAAGATTCTTACTCTCAGACATGAGTCGTGTAAGTTTGCGAACTATCAGGATGAAATGGAATACATTGTTACTCACAGCAAGCGTAATACATTCATCAAAAATCTGGTAAGTGATTTGAAAGGAAATACTTTAGTGCTATTCAACTATGTGGAGAAGCATGGTGAACCACTTTTCGATCTGATAAATAATACTATCGGTGATACCAAGAAGGTATTCTTTGTTCATGGTGGCGTAGCAGCATCAGAGCGAGAAGAAATTAGAAGATTAGCAGAGTTAAATGATAACTGCGTTATCATTGCTTCCTACGGAACCTTCTCTACAGGTATTAATATTAAAAATCTCCACAATATTATCTTTGCTTCACCTAGTAAGTCAAGGATTAGGAATCTCCAATCTATCGGTAGGGTCCTTCGCAAGGGAGATAATAAAGCTCAGGCAGTGCTATATGACATTGCTGATGATTTTTCTAGAGGGAGTTATATCAACTACACGCTTAATCACCTCAAAGAACGAATCAAAGTTTACAACGAAGAGCAATTTAATTATGAAATTATCCCAGTAAATATCAAAAAATGAACGATAAATTCTTCGGCACAATAAAATTAATGACTGGAGAAGAAATTGTTGGTTTAGTTGAAGTCCATGAACAGGGGTTACTAATACAGGACCCATTAATATTAGAGGACATGAGTGATTTACATGATCTATTAGGCGACAATATTAAAGTATCTGGATTAAGATTATCTAAATGGATTAAATCATCAACAGACAATATCTTCTTTATAACTGATGCTAAAATAGTAACAGTTAACGAACTATTAGAACCAGGACTAACTCATTATAAAAAAGCAGTTGTTCAGATTAATCAAACTGCTAAAGAAAAACTCTCCGAAATGAGTAGGAGAGCAAACAAGAAAAAATACAAAGGATACAGAGCATCTGTAGATCAAGCAAGAATCTTTTTTGAAGAACTTTTCGATAATTATTAAAGCTATTATTTCTCTTGAACCCTTACAGAGTTATTCTACAGATAGAATCCACTCTTGTCAAGCTTTTAATGTATGTTATAATGTAAGTACAATTATCCTAGGAAGATGAATCAAAATGAGATCCAAAAAGAAACCAGAGCATTATGTAGACAATAAAGAGTTTCTAGCAGCATTGTCTGAGTACAAAAAAAGTGTGCAAGATGCCTTGACAGAGGAAGCACCTCGTCCTAGAATACCTAATTATATCGGTGAGTGCTTCTTGAAGATCGCACAGCATCTATCCTACCGTCCTAACTTCATCAACTATCCTTTCCGTGAGGACATGATCAGTGATGGTATTGAAAACTGTGTTCAGTACATTGACAACTTTGATCCTGATCGTGGCAACCCATTTGCATACTTTACTCAGATCATCTACTATGCATTCCTGAGAAGAATCCAAAAGGAAAAGAAGCAACTGGAAATTAAGAGCAAAATTCTTGAACGTTCTGGATACGATGAAGTCCTTTACGCTGACAAGAATGAACTTAACTTCTCCTCCGCCGACTATAACAGTATCAAACAAAACATTGAGCAGAAAACTAGAAAATGAAAACTTGTATAAGATGTAATGTGAAAAAATCTATTTCATCTTTTGAAACTGATAAGAGAGGAACCAGAAATGTGTGTATCTCTTGCAGAAAACATCACAATGGTATTGCTCAAAAAGGTAGAAGGAAATGGTTATCCGAAGGTAAAAAAATTCCATCTAGTTGTCAGTTATGTGGAAAAGAAACCAGAGTAGTTTGGGATCATGATCACAGTACTGAAAAATTCAGGGGATGGTTATGCCATCAATGTAATCAAGGTATTGGATTTCTTGGTGATAATATATCTGGTCTTGAAAATGCAATTCGTTATTTAAAGGAGTGTGAATTAAAATGAAAATTGCCCTGATTACTGACACACATTATGGATTCAAAAAAGGCAATCAAGATTATCATGATTATTTCCTGAAGTTCTACAACGAAGTATTCTTCCCCACATTAAAGAAGAAGAAAATTAAGCACGTCATCCACCTGGGCGATGTGTTTGATATTCGTCGTAATATTGACTTTTGGAGTCTTGACTGGGCACGGAAGAATATCTTCAATCCTTTGCAGGACATGGGTGTTACAGTTGATATGATGGTCGGTAATCACGATTCATTTTATAAGAACACTCTGGAGATTAATTCTCTGGAGTGTTTGCTGCAGGAATATGATAACCTCCGTGTCTACACTGGACCTTCTGAGGTTACTGTTGGCGGTCGTAAGATGGTTTATCTTCCTTGGATCTGCGATCAGAATGAAGAACAAACAGTAAACCTCCTGAAGGGAACAGACTCTGAGGTTGTTCTTGGACACCTGGAGATGGAAGGATTCAAGACTAATCCTACCTACGTTGCTAATCATGGTAGGCAGACATCTGAGTTTGCTAAGTTTGAGTTGGTGATGTCAGGTCACTATCACACCAAAAGTAAGAAGGGTAACTTCCAGTATCTTGGCAATCCTTATCAAATGTATTGGAATGATTATGGCGATGAGCGTGGATTTCATATCTGGGACACGGAGACTCTGAAGTTAGACTGGATCAAGAATCCATATAAGATGTTCCATAAGATCTTTTATGATGATACTAAGAATGAGTATTGCACTCTAGACTTTGATGACTACAAGGATACGGTTGTCAAACTAGTTGTAGAAAATAAAACAGACTACACTATGTTTGATTACATTGTCAATGGTTTACAAGATGTTGTACTAGATCTTAAAATCATTGAAGATTTCTCTGCAGAGAATGATGAGGATGTTGATATGGAATTAGAACATGAAGACACTCTTACTATCTTGGAGAAGTATGTTGACGAACTTAATACCAATCTAGATAGTCATAAGTTAAAGGAGATCATGAAGTCCCTTTACGTCGAGGCACTGGAGGTGGTATAATGTTCATACTATGCCTAAATGGAAAGGAGAATGAAGGAGCGTATGCGATTCAGGACGCTGAAAATAACAGAACTCTTTTATTATTCTCTGAGGTTGAAGATGCTGAAAGATTTGCTGGTCTCCTTGAGGCAGATGACTTCCCACCAATGTCTACAGTTGAGGTTGATGCAGAAGCAATGATTGATATGTGCGAGAGCACAGGGTATAATTACACTATTGTAGAACCCGATGAACTAATGATCCCACCATCACATGATTACACATGATTAT